AAATTTAGAATCTTCAATATCTTCAGCCTCAATTGCAAAAGTTCTTCCGTATCGTTCAGTATATATGTGCCAATGAGAACCTTTAATTTTTGTACCATCTGGATTAATATGTACATTAGAAGGATTAATATGTAATTCTAATAATAAAATACCTTTTTTCAAGATTCTGGCGCCAAAGTTATATTTCTTATTATTTATACTACCTCTAAAAATTTTAACTGCAAATAACTCTTTCTTTAAATTTCCTTCGACTTCAAACTCTTCACTTTTACCTTTTGTTGGAAAAATAAGCTCTTCTTGCAGAGTTACCTTGAGCATTGTTAATAATTGCTGAGCTTCCTCTTCTGTGAGTTTTTTATCATTCATCAACTTATACTTTCCTTTTTCTAAAAATATGTTTGAAGTATAGCATTTTATGGAAACATTTTCAAGATATGTTATCTCTCTATTGTACAAAGTAAAAATAAAAAATCCTCCCCTGCGCTAAGCAAGAGAGGATTCTTTTTACCTATTTTTGTTCTGTATCCGTACTATCGTCTTTAGTACCGCTACCTTTAAACTGCTTAAAAATCTGGTTTGCATACACACTTGCACCGCTTACCAGTACGCCCTGTGTTAATGCTGTAAAGATAGCCATTGCTACAGCTTGCGGACTACCTA